CATACATAAAAATCTAGTTTGCGGTTGGTGAATATCTCAAGTCTTATCTTTTGTTGTTCTGCTTTCTTACAGTACAACTCAAACAGTAAGTCATCTAACTTATCCTCTGCTTTGGCAGCCTTCACAATGGCTCTGTGTTCCTCTTGAAACTTCTCTATTCGTCTTTGAGTGCCATCAGTTTTTTGAGGATAACCAGTGGCATCGACAATGGGAAACCACCTGATTTTGTCAATCATTTTTTCTCCCTCTCAAGTGCGTTCTTATACCCTTGGATAACCTTATGCCTTAACAATGCACTATCAGCAGTACCCGCCCATTCCGATAAGTTATTCCAAATTACAATCATGTCGGTACTTTTGCATAAGTGCAGATGATTTGTAAGCCATTGAGACATTTGTTGATGACGCTCTGATGGGTTGTGAATTGTCCAAGCAATTATGTAAAACTCACGCACACTACATAGGTCTTGCCCTGTAGAGTGAAGTGCTAGAGTTAAAACAAGTGCTATTAGCCATTTCACGGGTACGCCCAGATGATGATGTAACTACAGAAAATGACAAAGGAAGTAAAACAGGCTGCCGCAATAAATGCAATCAGCCAGTCTTTCATTACTCTTCAGTCATTGGTTGAGCAGCACCACGAGCAGCACCAGTTGCAAAGTCTTGAAGTGCATCACGACCCCAATCAATGCCAAACTTCTTACCAATTCTGATAGCCTCTTCAATTTTATTTTGGTCAAAAGTGCCATTCTTTTGCTGAAGTGCTGAGAAGACTTTTACTGCATCACTAGGGTTTAGCAATAGGGTCTTGAGCTTCTCTTCTGTCGCTGCCGATGCCTTGTTTGCCCAGAACTTACTCATCAATGAGCTAATGGCATAAAACGGCCCAGAAACGGGGTTTGTGAAGCGTGAGATAACTTGCTCTGGAGGTATGCCAACAACACTCTCAAATGGTGTTTTAGGTACTGTTTCGACCTTAAATGGCACATTGGTCAAGTCTCTATTTAGTCTTTCAGAAACCAAAGCAAAGTCTTGAACTTTCTGAGCGTATGTTGGCCCAAACACTCTGTTAAACACAGCCGCTTTTGTTCTGTCGTTCAATGTTGCTACAGGATCACCCGCACGAACAATATCATCCAACATAAAAGAACGAGCCGCATTTACAGCATCCTTGTTAGCACCATACTGTTGCATGAACTTATTGGTAAAGTTCACATCAGAATACATCTTAGAAACCAATTCTTGTGGACTCTTAAAGCCACCAGAACTTACGATTTGGTCACCAGCAACCTTCTTAAAGGCAGCATCCAAACGATTACGCTCTGCAATCAGGGCAGTAACATTGTTTGAAGCAGTACGAAGCTCATCCTCTAAGCCTGGCACTAAGGACATTCCACCTTGGTTTTTTGTTAGCCATTTATTAGCCGCTTTAGGATCAATAACATCGTTCTTCAAAGCCGCACGACTGAAACTGTCATAGAAGGCATCTCTGGCAACACGAACACCCTCTTCACCAGTAGCCTTAATAAAGTCATCAACATTAGACTTGTTACCAATGATAGCGGGAGCAATCTGCTCAACAAACTTCTTGCGGTCAACAGCCTTCAATGTTTCAGAATTGAATGGCAAGCCAACCTTTTGGAAGTAAGAAGCATCTGCATTGCGATAAGCCTGAACAAAATCAGGATCAAGGTTGTCAATGTGTCCACCAACACGGGCTTTCAACTCAGAGAGCAGTCGAATATCAGCAGGTTCGCTAGTTTTTCGTAATTGCTTGTTAATTTCACGCTTTAATGAGTCTAAATCCTCTACTGTTGCGGCAGAAAATTTAATCCCACCCTCAGTCATAGGCTTACCTTCTGCGGTCAAAATAGGGCTAGGCTCTACTTCTGAAGGACGGAATTTAGCACGAACACGATTGTAGATAGATGGAAAAGTTTTAAAGATGTCAGATGCTTGCTCACCTGCAACAAAGTTGAAGATGTCATCAACGGAGTTAGCAGGTAATTCAACATTTTTCTGTTTGGCAATATCAAAAGCCTCTGTGTAAAGCGGCTTAACTAATTGATAAGCGGCATCTTCTTTAGCTGCAACAAGTGTAGAAACCCGTTGACCAAACACATTAGGATCAAGAGTTGCATCTTTGTAAGTATCAGCAATCTGTTCATCAATGGTACGAGTTCTACGGGCTTGTGGTTTAGCCAAGTCAAGTGGAGAAATATTAACTTTAACTTTAGATGGATCGCCAAATAAACGAATTTGACTAGCAGCCAAAGCCTGTTTTGCTTGCTCAAACTGATTGCCATACTGCGCCCTAAATACAGGATCTTTAGCAGACAAACTTTGAATCAATTGATTGACAACAGGATTGTCTGCCAACAAAGAACTTACAGGCATCTGTATTGGAGTGCCACCCGCTGTTTTCAATGAAAGGTTTTGTTGTGCTTTTGCGGCTTTTGTAATCGTGTCCATGAAGGTAGGATCGGCAGCGCCAGCAGCAATAAAGATATTGCTAATTCGGTTGTCTACATCCTTAAGCAATTCATCTTCAGGAACAGTTCCACGAACCTTGGCCCATTGACCACGAGCAACATCGAAGCCTTTGTTGACAACAGGGCCAGCTTTAAGCAAATTTCCCAATGTGTAAGCACCACCGCCACCACCTGCAACACTACCAAGAACACGACCAGTAGTAGGAGCGCCCATCTTTTCGCCAATGTACTCACCCGCTTGACCACCTGCCTCCGCAGTAGAGCCGATAACTTGTTGTTCAGTAGGACGCAATAATGTTTGACCAAACAAACCTAGACGCTTTGTAGCCGCCAATGGAGGGAATAGATAACTAAATGGAGAAGTAACTGCTTCTGTGCCTTCGGCTACAATTTTTTGCATACCGCCTTGAGGCTCTGCACCCGTAGTTCCTAAAGTCTCCATGACACTCTTATAAACAGGCTGACTAGCTGCTTTATATGTCTCTACAACACCACCAGTTGTTGGCGCACGATCTATAAATCCACCGCCATAATCCCGACTAAGCATCATGCCAGCAGTCAATGGATTTAGATTAATACGCTCTAGGGCAGAAAAAAGTAAATTACCAAGACCAGATGTAGTCCCTGCAAAACTTGCAATACCTTTTCGTGCGGCTTCAGCCATCACAGCACCTGTTGAAGGTGGTTCAGGCTTCTCTCCCGCTAACATCTTTAGTGTTTGGTCAGAAAGAGCCGCAATATTTCCAGTTGAAAGTGCTTCCAACTCTGCATCAGAAAGGGCGTTAAGGTCTAATTTGCTCATTTTTTTGCTTCCTGACGTTGTTTTAACAAAGCACGAGCTTGTTCGGCATAGTCACCCGCTACTGCTGGTGTTTGCTGACCAGAGAACTCAGGGAAATCAAGAGCTTGGTCAACACGAGCCTTCTCGTAGCCAGGATTACTATAAGCAATCTTGCGCTGTGCTTCAATCTCAGTCTTAGCTTTATTTGTAGAAACCTTCTTAATAGCTAAAAGTGTCTTCTTGATTTTTTCTTGTGTATCAAGAGTTGGGGTAGAAGTAAACAATCTAGCAACGTAATCCGCAGTACCACCAAGCAATGATGGATCAGCGCCAGCCGCTAACAATTCTTTCTGACTCAAATCGCCACTACCAGAAATAGCCCTAGCAAATTGTGTTTGTGCCGCCCTGAAAGAGGCAAAGTTATTTGTGTTGATAGAGTCTTGGATATTTTCCAAAGCATTATCAGCAGCAGTTACTGCTTTAAGTTGAGGCTCAATCGTGCGTTGGACACTAGCCCTAAATGCAGGAATATCTGCCAAAGCCTTATCACCAGGCAACACATTGGTGATCGTAGTACCTTTTGCTTCACTCTTAGCCTTAATTACCGCTTGTACTTGTGCCAAAAGCGGAGAACCTGGGGGTAATGATGCGGCATATTCTTGAAGTTTTTGAATCTCAGTTTTTGCTTCTGCTTTTTCACCTTTAGAAGTTAAACGTCTTAATTCTGTTAAACGAGTATTTAATAAATTCTTGGCACGAGTACGCTCTGGGTCTGCTGGCAAATCCTCAACACGAGTAAGTGCGTCTTCCAAAGTAGCGATCTCGTTAGCAATCTGAATGTCATTAGGAGTTGCTTGTTGACGCTCACGAGCAGCCTGTGCCAAAGATGCTTTACCTGCCGCTAAACGCTGTTCTGTTAAAGCGGCTTCACTCTGAGCCTTGCGATAGTATTCTGCAAGAGCCATAGCACCTTGTTGGTCACCCATCTGTGACAACATCTGAGCACCTTTTAGGATCGACTCAGGATTGGTTTGGTCAATCTGTTGGGCAATAGTATTCCTAGCACTGATTAGCTTTAACTGAGGGTCTTCTATGCCCATAGCACCTGCAATAGCACCACCAAGCCCTCTAGCACCCGCATAAGTGAGTGCCGCACCACGAGCCGCAGGGTCTAGTTGAGCAAGGGTAATACCTTCATTTAAGGCGCTTCTTTGCTGTTGTTGACCATACATTTCAGGGGTTAGACCAAACAGACCCGCTACTATATTTTCTGCCATGATGATTCCTTACAAATATAAACCAAGGTCTTGTTCGCCATAATAGCTACCAGTACCAAATGAAGTTGGCAATGCACTCATAGCAGTCATAGGAGGTGTATTGCCAAACAAACCACCAAATACTTGGCTAAACAGAGGGTTAGACGCTGCACCAGATAATGCTGTTGAATATGGATTAGTTGTTGCCGCAGCTCCTGTAGCCAATCGTTGACTAATGTTTGCACCTTCTAAGCCTAAAGCACCTGCCCTAGCACCCGCAGTAGCCGCTGTTTGACCAAGTTGTGCGCCCATTTGGAAGGGTTGTTGAGCCATGCTTTCCAAGTTCTGTACTTGACCCAAAGCAGTCGTATAAGGTGAGTAAGCCGCTTGCTGACCACCATAGTATTGACCCATAGTTTGTGCGCCAGTACCTAATAGACCCGCACCAAAGGCGACTTGTTGTTGACCAGCCTGTTGAGCATTAGCTGCCAATTGAGCCTCTTGTTGCGCTCTGGCATTAAACAATGCCTGTAGTTCAGGAGTAGTAGCCCCCAAAGTACCGCCTTGAGCAACAGATAGACCGCCACGACCTTGTTGTTGGAGTCTGTTTTGCAGATTAGCCAACTCTAACTCACGACCAGGTTGCAACAAAGCCATCTGTTGATTCAGATAGTTTTGTGCAACATCTTGAGGATTCTGAGCCAAGTATTGATTGCCCAAACCAAACAAAGTTTGAGCGCCTGTCTGAAGGGGAGCAAAGGCTTGTTGTGCGCCTTCTGCTTGTTGCAGACCAGACTCAGCCAACTTAACTAAGCGGTCTTGAGCATTCTTGGCTTCAGGACTTAATGTGTATCCTGCGCTAGTCAATTGACCAGTTACAGGATCAACTGCAAACTGAGAAGTACCAAAGCGAGTGGTCATTCCGATAGGTCTAAACTGAGAAGAAGCCTTGGCAGCCGCAGTCTCAGCATCAATCATCTGTTGAGCCTTCTGAGCCGCTTCACGAGATGTCTGTTGTTGGAGAAGACCTGCCGCAGTAGTAGCACCAGTTTGCACTAGATTGCCAATGTTTGTAGGCGTTAGAAGTCTATTAACTGCTGTTGGAAGCAATGATGTTGCTATGTTTGTAGCGGTAGGCGTTAATGCCGATACTGCCGCAGGTGCTAGTACAGATGCGGTAGGAGTTAATGCGGAAGCCGCAGTAGTAGCCGCAGTTGCCGCAGGAATTGTTGTAGCCGCAGTTGTTCCCGCAACAGTAGGGGCTACCGCACTTGTTACGGCAGGAGTTGTCAATAAACCACTTGCCGCACCACTACCACCAGTTAGGCTAGTTACTGTTGGGATAGCCGCACCGCCAACTAACGAAGCACCACCAGTTGTACCACCCACACCACCTAATGCAAGATCATAAGCCGCTAACTCAGCTGCAGTCATTCCTGCTGTGCCAGCCGCTGTAGCCGCAGTACCCGCACCACCTAATAGTCCACCCGCAGCAGCGCCACCTAAAGCAGCTAAAACCACAGGGTCTTTAAAGGCATCTACTAAACCACCAAAGAAGGATTGATCTTCTTTAGTTTTTATCGTGTTTACAAGCTCGCCAGTAGGACTGTAAACCTGAATTGGTGTACCAACAGGGGATTTGTAATTAACATCGCCAGTTGGGACTTTTTCAACATAAACATTCTCAAGACCGCCAACTTGCTGATCCATACCAGAACCAGTAGTTTGATATTGAGGAGCAACACGAGTATCACCAAGGGTAACACTTGAGCCAGGAGGAACAGTAACCGCCACACGAGAAACAACCTCTCCCTCTGGCAAGCCAACAGCTTGAGCCATTTGAGCAGGAGATACCCCGTATTGCTCCATAGCCGCAACAATCTGGGCATCACTCATGCCTGGATTAGCTAATAGAAAATCTATAATTTGTTGACTTGTCACGGCCATGATATTTATTCCTCTTCTTTAGGCAATTGCGCTACCGCTTGCTCTTCTATCTTTTTCCAAAGCAAGTAGGCATTGGAGCTTGTTGGAAGTTGACCCAACACATTCAAAATGAATTGGACTTCGTTTGTTTCTAAATTCAGATTCATGCTTGACTCCATGGAACGCCTGACGCTTGCGTAGGATTCTTCTGCAAAGCAATGTTAGCTGCTAGTGCATCTTCTGTGGCTTGCTTGGAGACTGTTTCCCAGACCCATCCCAAAACTGTTTCAGGGGTAAGGTTTTCGTATGGGATTACTGGCGTTCCATCAGCCCAAGACGCTGTAGAGTAAATAGATGCCGTGTAATCACCATCGGTGGCAGTAGCCTGCCAATGAGCCGTTATTACGAAATTGTTTGATGTCTCTCTATCGAGAGTGCTAATTGTCCAGACTATGTTCATGATATTTTCCTTTTAAAGATTAGCGGCAGACAAACGCTGACGCAGGGATTGAATTTCCTTGACCAACATTGGAACAAGTTTGGAGTAATCCACAGCCATCATTTCTTCTGTGTCAGCGGGTTGGTGTACTGCCTCGGGTGCAACAGTTACAAGTTCTTGGGCAATGAAACCATAACGCTGATGTGAGCCGTCTGCTTTCCAATCAAACTTACGAACTTGCAAAGAGTCAATCAATGATGATGAAGACTCAGCGTCTTGGATGTTTTCTTTTAGGCGTTGGTCAGATGTGGTGTTATACAGAACTGCTGTTGTGCCTGATTGAGTAATGGAGCCAATAGCCGAGCCGTTGTAATAATATCCCGCGTATCCAGTTCCACTTCCCGTTCCATTAGCATGTTGGAATCCACCAAATCCTGCACTTGGTTGAAAATAAATAGAATTTGAATTAGATGGAGTTGCACTCGTAGTCCCCACCAAGAAATTGCCTGACGAGTCAATTCTGGCTCGTTCTGTGGAATTAGTCCAAAATGTTAATGGCGTTGCATCAGGCATTCCGACAAAACCTTGATTTGAACCACTTGGGCTATGGACACCCATCCATAAACGATTAGTTGAGTTTGAAGTTTGTGATGCTATAAAACCCGAAAATCCAACGTCATTGCCGCCCGCTGAAGTAAACGCATTTAAATATGCGCCACTGCCATAGTTAGTTCCAACAGCATTTATTTTTTGTGCCGCAACTTCATTACCAGCAACTTGCAGTCTTTGTGAAGGACTCGTAGTCCCCACACCCAAATTCCCAGACGCATCTAGCGTCATTGTGGTGCTAAAAGTAACAGCGTTTCCTGCTGTGCCTGATGCGGCTGTTTGCCAAATATGTGCGCCAGTATCTTGGCCGTATGTTGCGGCTAATCCAGTTCCACCATATTTCCAACCAGCGTTAAAATAAGCATTGGTGCTTAAATATCCAGCAGACTGTGTTAAGCCCCACAAACCTCTCCCAGCAAATCCAACTTCAATTGCTTTTCCTGCACTCCAAGCACTCGGTGTAACACCAAGACCTAGATTGCCTGCGCTGTCGAGGCGCATACGCTCAGTTGCGTTTGTAATAAAAACAAATGGATGGTTTGTTGTTGTTCCTGTTTGACCATGAAGTCCGCTACCATCGCCAATAATTGCCGACACACCTGCCGTAGATGTATAGCGGATAAAGTTTCCGTTAGCCCCAGATACATCTAATTTGACTCCGGGCGAACTCGTCCCAATACCCAGACCTGTTGAGGTTAGGCGCATGGCTTCTGAGCCGTTAGCACCAAATGCAAGAGACACACCTGACCTTGCATAAATATCAAGCAGGGAAGACGATGGCATATTGATATAGCCAGTATCCGTGGTGTTGTATGCAAACTCTATACGTCCATCCGCAGCCGAGCCTGTTCTGAACCGAGCCATTACAGAAGCGCCATGTACAGTAAGTTGCGCATTTGGCGAACTTGTCCCAATGCCTAGGTTAGAACCATCAAAAAACAAATCAACATCCGAACTTATACCGCTTGTCCCATTGCCGTAGAGAACTCTGCCCGCAGTAAATGTAGTCTGACCTGTACCACCAGAGGCTACAGGCAATGTTCCTGTGGTCAATGCACTTGTAGATGTTGCATAAACTGCACCGCCTGATGTGAATGATGTTAAGCCTGTACCGCCATTGGTGGTAGGAAGTGTTCCTGTCACACCAGTAGTTAAAGGAAGTCCTGTTAGGTTAGTAGCAGTACCGCTAGAAGGTGTACCCAATGCACCACCATTAACCACAGGTGCGCCAGCAGAGCCTACATTGACCGCTAGAGCCGTTGCTACACCTGTTCCTAAACCTGATACACCAGTAGAGATAGGAAGACCTGTAGCGTTCGTTAAAGTCGCAGCAGAGGGTGTTCCTAAGTCTGGTGTTACCAAAGCAGGAGATGTAGCGAATACGGCTGATCCTGTGCCTGTTTCGTCTGTCAAAGCAGAGCGAAGATTAGCACTAGAAGGTGTTGCCAAGAAAGTAGCCACCCCTGTACCTAAACCGCTCACACCAGTACTGATTGGCAAACCAGTAGCGTTAGTCAAGGTTGCGGATGCGGGAGTTCCTAGAGTCGGAGTAACCAAGGTAGGTGAGTTGGCAAACACCAAAGCACCAGAACCAGTTTCATCTGTTACGGCAGAGGCTAGATTAGCAGATGATGGAGTTCCAAGGAACGTAGCCACGCCAGTACCAAGACCAGAAACACCTGTTGAGATCGGTAAACCAGTCAGGTTAGTAGCCACACCAGAAGCAGGAGTTCCCAATGCGGGAGTCACCAATGTTGGCGAGTTTGACAACACTACAGAGCCTGTACCAGTAGAAGAAGTTACACCAGTACCACCATTGGCTACGGGCAGAGTGCCTGTGATGTCAGCAGTAGAAAGAGTTACCGCATCCCATGTAGCGTTAGTGCCATCAGTCTGAAGATACTTGTTTGCGTTACTTGTTTGGCTAGGCAATAGGTTATTCAAAGCCGCAGTAGCCGTAGAAGCACCTGTACCGCCATCAGCAATGGCTAAGTCTGTGATACCTGTGATTGAACCGCCAGTAATTGCCGCAGCAGAGTTATCTGTCTTAGTCGCCACAGCAGTAGCGATGTTGTTGAACTCAGTATCAATCTCAGTACCTCGCACGACCTTGAGTGGATCGCCAGGCGTGAGGTTGTCTTTAGTAGCGAAGTTAGTACTTTTTGTGTAGTTACTCACGATATTTTCCCGTCTTTAGATTGAATCTCAATTTTCTGAATCGACAACTGAGTTCCGTTGATAGTAGTTTCGTAACCTGTTTGCACAATTTTACCCGCACCAGATGCGTTTACGTCTAATGTTTTGATAAGCAAACCACCTGAGTATTCAGCTACTCCGTACTCAGCCAAACCATACTCATAGTTCTGTTGGGTAGGAATAAAAGCATTCCCAGACAAATAGTTGGCGGCAAAGTCAAAGCCCCACTTAATCGTCACAAACTGGTTAGAACCACCAATGATGATTGTTTTAATTCTCTTGAGGATAGAAATCTGGTTCTGATTACCAAGGTCTGCATGGTTCGTAAAGTAGCTCAATCGGTAAGTAGAAGTGTTATCCAAGAAACTTCCATACTTGCCAATAAAGCCTGTTTTACCAATATACAAGTCACCATTGCGAAGCGAATAGAGAGCTGTAGGCGTAATAGAGTCCCACTTGGTTACTCTAAACGCACCATCTTGAAGTTGCATCTTTGTATCAAAACAGAAGACCTGTCCCGTAACAGGCAGAGTCAACAGATAAAAAGCATTCTTTTCTGAGTAAACAGACTTCAGATTAGCAAGAGTTTCTACCGCCAAAGAGGAAATAAGGTCAGAACGTACATTCTTAGACAAGTCTCTCAGTGGTGCAGACTTCTCTTGGATCGTCCTCATCAATGAACGAACACCTGAGTCTGATAAGAAGATAACGTCTGTGCCGATACTTTGTATGGTGTCTCTAGCAATACACCCAATAGAGCCTACTGTGTCTGATAGAACCAAAGATGCGGGTGTCGAAGCACCAGAATAAACAAGAATCTGCCTCTTACCAAAGATAAAGAAGAAGTCATTGTGCGCTGCCAAACCCATGATCTCATCTGCGCCATTAGGCCAAACACGAGATACATCCAATGTTCCTGAAGTGCCACCACCCCATACATGACCTGCAATTAGATCAGAGAAGGTAATCGTCACCTTATCTGTAGATGTACTAGCCACCCACAGACGACCAAACGCAGAGATAGCAATGTTGGCTAAAGGAACAGTCCCTACATAACCAGACTTCTCAGATACTCTACGATACGTAGTAGTACTTATAGCAGGGTCAAAGATGAGGGGGTCGTGTCCTGTTTGGAAAAAATAAGCTATTCCATTCAAGGAGGCACATTGCCAGTTAGATGCCGTAATAGTAGGGGCAGAGCCTCCACCACCATAGGTCAACTCAGTCACCGCATTAGCAGTACCAAGTTTAAATAATTTGTTGTTACCCGCAAACAGAACAGTCAAAGTGCCATCAGTTTGGACTAACTCATGTATCACGCCAACAGGATTAGACCCAAGATCACCAGATGAGGAATTAACATGGGTGTAGCCCTTACGAGCGCCAATACGACCAAACTGGTCAATCACACAATTAGCCGCAGTTAAAGCAAAGCCAGAGGACAAATCCAATGGCGAATCTTGCGTGTTCAGGCCATAAAAGCCTGGTGCGCTAATGCTTTGACTTTGAAGTGGTGATGCCATTTAGACCGCCACAAAGTTGTCTTCAGGGTAACGAGTAGACTCCAATGCAATAGCATCAGAGAGCATTCCACGGAATAGAGCGTACGCCTCATTAGAAGCAGTCCCGCCATCCTCACCACGCTCAATCAAAGCACGAGCATAAGCACTCTGAGCAACCAAATAGTCCAAAACCTTCACAGATGTGCCGTCAGCAGACAAAGCAGCTTGAGGTATTGTCAGGTCAAACAACAGAGTAAAAGCACCATTAGGCACTGGAAACAGGTCTACTTTGGTGTCTCCACTACCATCTACACCGCTAAAGCAGAACTCCGAAGGAATAGATTGTGAAGGTGCACCAAGGTTTAATTTGCGGTTCATGTCCACAAACTCAATATTGCGAAGACCAATCAAACTGGTTGTGTTGATTGCATCATTGATACGGAACTTTTGTCCCGCACCTGTCAAAGCATAGGAACTCGTACCGCCAGTAGTCGTTACTGTGATTGTTTGAGCAAGGCAATTCCAGTTATAAGAGTCTTCAATCTGTCTCTTAGCATCATTGACAAACTTGCCAATCAAAGCGGAATAGGTTGTCTCTGAGACTGTAGAAACAGTAGTCTCACGCAAACGGGTAAGCACATCGTTAACAAGTTCTAAGTAGGTCATGTTCTTTGCGCTCCAAAGACTTCAAATGTAGCAAAAAAGCTAAATGAACTTCCCGCCTCTGTTGTTATTTGAAGTTTGTCACCCTCTTCAAAAACAATGTAAGACTCTTTGCTAAACTTACTTAGGTATTCTTTTGAGGTAAAAGTAACCTCAGTCAGAATGTCATGCGAAGAAGCGGCACTTGCATCATTCCAAACAACAGTGATGCTTTTTGTTGATCCACCAATGTTGTGGATGTAAGCCAATACAAGATTGGCGTAGTAACCCGTAGGTACTGTGTAAACAGTAGTCAGCGTTGCGGCTGTAGGTTCTAATCCAATTGAGGTTGGCCTCATTTACTATTCCTCTTAGAGATCGCTTTAGCTTTCGCTTTAGCGTCTTCCTTGGACGTTGCGCCCCAAGCTCTAAGAGATAATAGGAGTCGGGTAGGCTTCCCATCTTTCATCTCAGCGCCAGGCATATTGCCCATTCTAGATAAAAAGGAGGCCCTTC